TCTTCCATCTGGGCGTTCTTGTACGTCGTGCTGACGTTGGCGCCCAGCTTGGACGGGGGGATGCCGAACAGCAGGGCGGCGTCGATCAGGCTGAACTGGCGGGATTCGATCATCTGGGAGTCGACCGGCCGGAAACTGACCGGCGTGAAATCGGTCAGCTCGTTCAACACCGCCACCGAGCTGACCCCCGAATATTTCGAGATCCAGGTCTGTTTGGCGTTGTCGGCCTGGGCCTGGGTGATCTCCGGCCGGTGGATCTTGACGATCCCCGACGGCATCCCGCCCGAGTTGAAATAGGAGGCCGCATACGACTGCAAGGCCAGGCCGATAGCGATGGCGTCACCGTTCAGGTCGATCAGGCCCCGCCCGAGCGGCCAGCCGGCCCGGCCCAAATGGGATTTGACATGCCAGATCTCGGACGGGTCGTACAGCTGGCCGGCCGCATAAAAAGCCGAGATTTGGGGGGCCATCGGGTTGCCCTCGAACCGGACCGCCACCAGCGTCGGATGGATCGGTTTCAGGGTGAGCGGCCACCCGTACCGGTCGGTAGAGGTGATCAGACAAATGCTGTTGCCGTACAGGACCAGGCTTTCGGTCACCCCGGCCCAGAACGCCATCGGCATCTGGTTCGGGTCCGGCTGGCGCAGAATGGCCGGCTGCGGATCCAAGACTTCGGTGTCCCGGTAGGCGGCCACCGGCAACATGCCCACCGTCTGGCACACATAGGCCAGGCCGCGCAGGAACGCCGGCCACGACAACGCCATCGTCTCGCTCGGTGGGGGCAGCACGTGCGACGGGGGCGTGAACGCCTGCTCGGGGCCGGCCATGAACGGGGTCGGCGTGTTCGGCTGGGCTGACACCACGCTCCCGGCCGCTCTGAGCGCCAAACCCCGCCCGGCGGACCGCAACCTGTCCGGGATTTGGAAACGTCCTACCAAACCCGTGGCGGCCATCTCAAAGGATTTGGGGGTCGCCCTGGCCGGCCTTCACGAGACCCCAGTGTGCCAGAGTGACCGCTCCATGGCGTCATGGTCGGCCTGGATGACCTCCTCGGTCACCGTCCGCCCCAGAGCCGGCATACACCCCCACCACGTCCGCGGATCGTCCGGGTCGTCGTCGTCGCCCGCGCTCCATTCGAAATAGCACACCCCGGACCGCTGCCCGGCCTCCACCCGGGCCCGGCCGTCGTCCACCCGGTCGTGCAGAAAGAAGCTGTCGGCGCCGCCCATGGTCGACACCACCCACATTTGGGCGTTCGGGCGGGTCACCATGGCCGGCCGGAACGCCTGCTCCAGCCGGGAATCCCGCTGGGCGAACGCCTCGTCGATCACCCCCAAATCCAGGGTCTGGCCGTGCCCGGACGTCTCCCCCGAAGCGGTGATCGAGATGGTCGACCCGGTCGCCGGCCACAAGATCCGCTCCGACCCGTTCGACTGGCGGACCTTCACCAGGCGGCGCAACGGCGTGTCCCGCAACAGGTCGACCTGCTCGGCCCACTTCTCCCTGGAGCTGTTCCGGTCCTGGGCCGTGTACAGGGTCCGCTGGTGGCCGCCCCAATTCAACGACCGGTCCACCTCGGCCACCAGGATCAAACTGGTCTTCCCCGACTGTCGGGGCACGGTCACCCGGACCTCCCGGTAGGCGGGCCGCCCGTCCGCGAGCAGTTCGCCGGCCACGTTGGCGACCTGGGCCTGCCAGGGCATGAACGGCTGGCCGATCAGACGGGCCAGCGACCCCATCCGCACCCCGATAGTCGGCCGGTCAGGACTGCGGGGCGTCGCCCACCTGGGATTGCAGGACCGCAAGGAAGGCGGCGAGATCGTCGTCGCCGGTGGCAGGGGTCACCTCCCCGCGCAGCTGTTTGATGACGGCCAGGTACACCCAGGCGGTCTGCACCACCGGTTCGCCGGCGGCGTCCATCAGCTCGGCCATGGTACGGCCCACCGCCACCGTGGCGGCGTCCACGGCCTCCAGGCGGCCGCCGGCCCGCAGCGCCGCCAACGTCCGCTCGTACGCGGCCACATTCCGGGTCCTGCGGGCCATTCCCCCCCAAGTCTGCACTATTTCGCCCCGCTAACCATAGATTCGTGCGATTACCCCGCGCTGCGCCCGTTTCGCGGCCCACCCCGGTCACGCTCGGAGAGATTCGACCACGCCCGTGATGCCGGACCGATCACTAGTGGAAAATTGCCACCCCCTTGGCGCTCGCCCCGGCACGATGTCCGGCACTCCCCACCCCGGCCCGGCCCCGGCATGGCCTCCCCCCGTTTTGTTTCTACCGCCCGGGTGGGGTCACCATCCCCCCGGCCTGCCCTCTACCCGTGGGGTGGTGGGGGCTATGCCGCTAATGCTCGGACTTCCAAGAGTCCAGCATGTTGACCGTCACCAGTCCCGGGATCGTCGTCCCACCTTCCGGTTAGCCCTGATCCGGTTGGTGATGGCGGCGCCGCCCTGACTGTTGTGATGCCAGCAGGCCGCCCGCAGGTTCTGGACCAGGTGGCTGCCGCCCAGGATGAGCGGGGTGATGTGATCGGCGGTGGTAGCCCGGTTCCGGCAGCCGGTCACATAACACCGATAGTTGGCGGCTTCGAGGACGATCCGCCGGTTGGTCTGGTAGATGCGTTGCTTATACGGGTCGGTCATCTTCTCGCTGCTGCCGGGTCGTACTACGGACCGTAGTACGTGGGACGTTAGGGGATGTCATCGGGCCTGATGGCGGGACTTGTGGTCGGCCACGAACTGGCCGAGACTGCTGTCCGCCCCCTCGTCATCCACATCCGGTGGGCGTTCCCAGACGAGCAGGCAGATGTTGCATTGGGCGGCGATCAGGGTGTCACCGTGTTTTTCGAGAGCACGGACGGTCACGGTTTTTTCCTCCAGTTGGGCTCGGATCTGGGCTAGCCATCGCCGGCCGGTTTCGCGGGTGATGTCATCCATCGGGTGTCCGATGGATCTGGTAGTGATGCCGACGGCAGAGGACGATCAGATCGGTCCGCCAGTCCTCCTCGCCGAGACGGTCATAGGTGAGGTGGTGGACGTCCAGGCCGGTAACAGCCCGGCAGCGTTTCCCGGTTTTCCACTCGTGGTATTCGCAGCGGCGGCCAGCCCAGCCGAGTCGTTGGGATCGGACGTCCTGCCACCAGTCCGATTGCAGGTAGTCGTGGTAGGGGATTTCGTGGCGGCGGACGGCTTCGATCCAGTTCCACGTTTCGTTGATTCGTTCCGCCATCCAGTCCAGGACCGGTACCAGGTCCATGGGCGGGGGCAGGGTGACGTCCTCGTACCAGTCCCATTCGCTGGGGAAGCGGCTCATGGGTCCTCACGGTCGAGACGTTCGGCGGTCCAGTCGGGTAGACCGCGGTAGCGGTTTGGGGGGGGGTCGAGCGGAACGGGGGGGGGCCAGTTTTCCCCAGCGTTCGCTCGCTCCGCGACCGCGGAGCGGCGCGGGCGAACGCTACGTCCAAAACCGTTGACCGTCCGTGGCGCGTTTTGACGCTCAGAATGATCCAGATATGTGGCAGATTCACGCTCAAACTGAAACGCTGCGGCGCGCACTGAGCGCAGATCGGGACGTGGAAACAACGCCGGACCCAGGTTGTACACAGCCCGGCGGCGTGGTCCGCCGGCGATTTCCACAACCAGCCAGCCGTCTTTGACGGCCTGGTCGACAAGCCGGCCGAGGCTTCGCGTACTGACCCGGGTGCGTTCGGCCAGGACTCTCCGGCCGACACAGGCGCGCTCGCCGGCAGTGTTGGCGAAGTCGGCGACGGCGACCAGCATGCGGAACAGGATCGGGTCGTCGGGACCGTGCAGGATGACCCGGTGCATGGCCTGGGCGCTCACAGGATGCCTTTGAACTCGTGCATGGCCTGCAACACCCTGGCCCGGGTGTTCGAGACGATCACCCTGAGCTCGCGGGTGGTGTAGCTGGCACCGTTGGGGACGCGGGCCGGTATCCCGTAACCGGCCAGCTGGGTGTTCAGGTCGTGGAGTTCGTCGAGGAGGCGGCGCCGTTTGGTCGAGATCTCGTCATCCGCCATGACCGTCCCTTCGGGAGAGTAGATTCGGGTTCGGCCAGGTGGATTCCCTCGGTTCGCCTGCCCACCTCCTGAGCGTTGCCGGCCTCGCCCTAGCCAGTTAGGCCGGCAACGTCGTCTCACGGGTCCGTCCCATAGGGGGTCATGGCCGGTTGTCCTCGAGTTGGCGGCACAGATCGTCAGCCCGATCGAGTCGTTGTTCGTTGCGGGCGGTCGGTTGGCGCAGGTAGTCGACCCAGGCGGCCCACTGGTGGTGGGCGGCCCGCCATCTTCGCCACCGCCAACGCAACTCCGGATAATGGGCCTTATCCGGACTAGAGCTCATAGCAGCACCCCTTGGGCCCGTACGCGTTCCATGACACCGCTACCGGGGAATAGGTCGGTGAACTCGTCGCCTTCGCGGTAGCCCAGCAGGTCAAGCACCCAACGACAGAACCGGTCGGGTTTGGCGCCCCGTATCGCCTTCTGTTGAGTTGCTGATTCGGCGATCCAGTCTCGGACGTGCCACGCCTCGCGGCCGCCACGCTCGGCGTGGTTCCGGCCGGCGACATAGATCACCGGTTCCCACGCGAACGCGGGGTTGGCGGCGTTGAAAGAGCACCACGGTTTGACCCAGGCGGCCACGCGGGCCTGGTCGGGGCAGAGGGGCAGGATGTGACGTAAATGGACCGATCCGAGCGATAGCGCCCAGCCGTCGAACTCGGCCAGATTGGTGATCAGCAAGCGGTGGGCGTCGAGCTCGTTCCAGCATCCATAGGGCTCGCGGTGGTCATGCTGGTAGAACGAGCACATCCCGTAGTACGGCGGGTCGGCGTAGGCCAGCCGCAATCGCCGATAACCGGGGTTATCCGGACTCATATCCGGGTCCTCGCCCTGGGTAGCGCCGTGATCTGCTCCCGCAACGTTTCGAGCTGGTCGGCCAGCACCTGCCGCGGGAAGCAGGCCACCGTGCCAACCCACTCGCACTCCAATGTGGGCCAACGAAAATTCCAGTGCGCTTCAGACTGGTTATCGCGGCGCTGCTCGCGGACGCTCAGAATGGGGGCTTGGCGTTTGAAGCCGACCAGCACCCGCGGCCAGGATGACCGCCACTGGGCTGGCGGGTAGAACACGGCGTCCACTTTGCGTTCGACGTCGTTGACGGCGTTCAACACGATCGGGCTGCCGGCGATCTCGCCGACCAGGCTGGCCGCGTCCAGCTCGGCGTAAGCGTCGTAGGCGAGCTTGGCGGCCCGATAGCTGACATGCTGCGGATGTTCGTCGTATTGGCGCCGAGCCGACGACACCAGCACGGCTGGGTCGACCAGTTCGAGCAGATGGTCGCGGGCCTCGACCACGCTGGGCAGCTCGCCGGTGCGGGCGAACTCGTTGAGCGCGAAATATTGAGTGGCCGGCACTGCCATCAGGTGGGCGAACACGTATTCGGCCATCGTCCGGGTCTGATAGGGCAGATCGCACTGGTGGAACAGGTTTCGCAGGATCGGCGACAAGAACGTTGGTACCGGGCGGGAACCTTCGAGGCCGGCGATCACGGGACGAAACCGGCCAACACTTGGCGGGCCTCGTGGTAGCGGGCCTGGTCCAGTTCGACACCGAGGAACCGCCGGCCCATTTCGATGGCGGCCAGCCCGAACGTGCCCGGCCCGGTGAACGGGTCGACCACTAGACCGTTCGCTGGGACCAGCCGTTCGATCAGCTCGGCAGCCGGCGCCGTCGACTGCTGCCACTCGAAACGGTCCTTTTCCCGCTTCGGTGACACCAGCACATCGGGACCCCAACCATGTGGCGGCCAGCCCTCCTGGACGTACACGAACACCGGTTTCCAACCCTGATAGACGTTCGACTCACGGAAATGGACCTGACTGCCGGGCAGCGACAGACAGAACGTCCAGCCGTAACGCAAATGGGCTGACAGGGCCGCCGTGACGTCAGGTATGCGTCGGTTACCGGACCAGCAAATCAGGACACCCTGGTGGCGTAACAGTTTTTTGGCGACCGCGCCCAGGTCGAACCAAACGTCGGCGAACTCGTCACCATAGGGCGGGTCGGTGACGATGGCGTCGACCGAACCGGCATCGAGTCCGGCCAGCACGTCGCGGAAGTCGCCGTGTTCCATCTGCCAGTCGCCATCGGTTAAGGCCATCTGCTGGCCTGATTCCAGGAAACGCTGCCGGCGCGCCTCGTACCGGTCGAGAGCTGCTTCGGCCAGAAACGCCGACTGGTTGATCTCTGCTTGCGGAACCTTCTGTTTTGGTTCGGCTATTAACCGCTCAAAGACAGATTCACTCAATTTCGCGATGGCCTGCCATCGGTGGGCTTCGTTCCGGTCCACATCGAGACTTGAAAGAGTCTCAAGTTGAGATTCTTTCCCGCTACGCGCACGTTGTCTTGACTCTCGCAACTCGAGCAATTTGGCGCCGGCTTTGCGTTCGGCCCGGAACCGGATCTCAGCGGCCTCGTTGTGGGCTTCCATGCCGAGTCGGGCTTTGCGGGCCAGCACCCGGGCCGCTTCGGCTAGGTCGATGACTCGCTTGATCTCGGGGACGGTTTCGGCTTTTTCCAGTTGGCGCCGGGCTTCGGTGAGCCTGTCCGGGAAGGTCACCGCAGGTTCCGGGATTCGGGCAGCTCGTCATAGTAGGACGCTGGCGGACTGTCATCCCGGCGTCCACGTTTTGGTCCGGGGCCGGTGGGCGCGGGCAGGGGCGGGCCTGACGCGCCGGCTTCCACCACCGTCGCAGCGGTTGGTGGTGCGGGTGGCACCGGCCCCGGGGTCTTGTGGGCGTGGAAGGCGGCGACGGTGTTGAAGGCCCGGCCGCAGGAGCACCGGTAGGGGTCGCCGTCCTTGTCTTCCCGCGTGACGATCATTTCGTGCTGCTCGGCCTCGGCGGACAGCTCGGCGGGTTCGATGATGTCGATGCTGCCGTCGCCTTCGTAGTCGACAGGGATATCGGCCGGGAGTTTTTCGATCCCGGAACGGCGCAGGCCGAGACTGAGCGCACATTTGGAGAGCATGGTGGTGGGCATGTCCGCCCACGTTTTGAGGAGGTCGCCTTTCTTGTCGCGCTGGGCGAACTCGGACCAGGGGGCGGTGCCGTTGACCGGGACGACGTCGCCGGCGATGTGGATGAGATAGCGGGCGGCTCT